CCATTGCAAAAGCTAGAGCTGTACCTTCATCCATACCAGCTTTACGGCAAGCCATATAAACTTCATTAGCCGCAATAGCCCAAAAATCTAATTTAGTTAAAGGCGTATCTTTAGTTGTACGCCTACGCCTTGCTACCTTTTTGACTTTGCGTTTAGTTGCCATAAGCTAATTGTAAATCATAAAACACCGGAGATAGCTCTGTGGACACCTTCCTCAAGACTAATTTTTGGTGTGTAGTAATCACTCATCATTGTGGGATCACCTACGCGGTAGGCCACCCCTGCCGGCTTGTCAGCCAATATATTAAACCTAGGCATCTTTGTAATTCCAAGAGTTTTTAAGGCTATCTGTGATAGCTCAAGGAAAGTGGTAGGTCTGCCTGTACAAAGATTGACTGTCTGATTACAGTTGTTTTGTGCCATAGTCACTACAGCATCTACTACATCATCAATGTGTATAAAGTCCCTAGTAGTAGTTGCCCTGCCCCATATATCAAATGGATTTGAGTTAAGTATTGCCCTCTGCATTATTGAAGGAAAAGGGTAAGTCATATCTTGGTCAGTGCCGTAGCCACTAAAAGGTCTGAGGATTAAAACCTGTGTACCCATCTCACGCAGGTAACTCATTAACATCTCACCTGTTAATTTAGCCCACCCATAGCTCATATCAGGTGCGCCAATTTTCTTAAAGTTTAGATCTTTTTCTTTTAGCTTATGTTTTTTGTTTAAGGTTTGTAGCTCTGTTGGATAGGCAGCGGATGAGCTGAAATAAACTACATAAGGCTGCTCTGTAACCATGCACCAATTGGCAAACTCAGCATCAATGGCAAGATCTACAGCTAAACTTAAAGGCTCATTTTCTATTTGTTGCCGGCCACCTACAACAGCTGCAAGGTGTATTACAAGATCATATTTTTTTGTTTCTAACTTAAAAAAGTCCCGGCAGTCTGTACCATTTTTTAGATCTACTAAAGTCAATTGTGCATAAGGTAAGGCACGCCTAAAGGCTCTGCCTACAAAGCCATGTGAGCCGGTGATAAGGACTTTCATTTAAGTGCATGTACAAGATCTGCATACTCTTTAGATCTTAGGTAAGTTTGCAAGGTTAGTAAATCTTCCTCATACCATTTTGGTTGATTGACTCTTTTATAGCCTTCATCCATCTCAGCTTTTCCAGCTGCCGGGTGTAAATGTTCAATAATTACATCTGGAAGATAAATTAGACATCCAATATCTATGCCTAATTGTTTTACAAAGTTATCAAAATATAAATGCTTGCATCCAGGAAAGGTCATGCCACCAAGGGCATCAACAATATCTTTGGTCATTGCAAAAGCTGTAGGTAAATTTTGACCTTGCAAAAGATCATTACCATACGCAATGCCAGTCTTACCTAATAACGCTTTTTCAAAAGCTTTGTCCCAATCAAGCGATCTAGGCAAGTGATCATCACCCATAAAAATGTAGAGATCGTAAATAGGATAGCTACTGTAATCCCGTAAAAGCATTGCAGCATCATTAAGAGCCTTGGCGCAGCCACCTGTTTTATTGTCCGAAGGCATACACATATAGTCTTCATTTTTAACATATTCATCCCATTTCGAATCATCATTATCTATAACAGCATATAAATCTACAGATGCGTTTGTGCCAAAAAAGGATGCAGCTAGTCTGGCCATGTTTTCTGGTCTGCCTCTACTTGGCACAATTACGCAGCTTCTCATAGGTGAAGGGTATGCAGGTTATTTTTTACTTATTAGTATTTCATAGAGCGTGTCTAGCTTATTTTCTATGCGACAAATTCTACCCTCAAGATTATGCTGACCATTTTTATCAGGTTTAAGCTCTGATAGATAATGTTTTACAAGCCATCTTACAGCCGCAATAAATGAGCCTAAAATTGTTATTACAGCTACCGATAAACCTGCCCACTCATTAACACTCATTAGCTATTACGGCCAAAAGCCTGATCTTGTCCATCAAAATATCTGATCAAAGGTGCGACTAAGGCACCTGCAAGAATAGATAACTCAGGGCGTATGTCAGCTACTAATGCCAAAACTGTAGTGACAGTGGCGGCGGCTAGACTGCGTAGATAGGATTTGATAATTGCCTTTTGTTTTGCGCTTAGTTTCATTTTATTCCTAACTGTTTAATTTTATGTTGCACTTGATTTTTATTCATGGCTATTTCAAAGTGCATCTCATCCTTGCGTTTTTTGTAATTGCCGCCCCAAGCTAAGCCATACTTAACTAAAAGCAATTGTATAGTATTTGTTTGTTCTTTTGTAAATGTATTTGATTTACCTAAAGGGTGTTTTGTAGCGTTCAAATCTACAGCTGTACCAGATGAGTGATTGCTTAGGACTTTATCTGATCCTCTAGTCATCCTAAAGGCATAACCCCAGTCATCTAATTGACCTTGATCAATAGGCTCTACAAGCTCATGAAACTCTTGGCAAAAGGCAACAAGTATTGGTGCTACATCTTTTGCACATGCAATTTTTAGTGATGTGCCGAGTATTGCAAAAGATTGTATGCCTATAGCTTTGCGGTCTTCACTAGCCGGCCATCCATTAGGGCTTGTTAGCTCAATAATTTTTGCCATCCATGCACATGCTTGTTAGCCAAGTAACAATTTTGCTTCATCGGCAGTTAAACCAATGCGATCAAGGATTGCTTGGCGTTGAGTTTCTTTTGCTTTGGCTTCGGCTTTTCTGTTTGCTGCATTAGCGGCATCAAGTTCCATTTGAGCAATTTCCTCAGCGTTTGCATCTCTGACAATTTCTTCGCCAGTTTCAACATTAACTATTTTTACTTGGACTGTATTTGTTTTAGCCATTATTTAACTCCGTAAAGTAGGATTGTGCCAGCAGTAAAAGCATAAGAATTGCTTCCAGTTATTGAAATACTTGTAATTGCAGTATCGGTGTTTATTCCACCTCCTGCATAAAATGAAGAAGCAACGGAAGAACTATTGGTGATATAACCATTTAAGAAAAATGCTTTTCTTGATGAACCTGAAGAATAATTATCAATACGCAAACAGTGGACATTCACTCCGCCTGTATTTAAATAACCTATTGTTGGGTTTATTGGTTCATTAGTTATGCGCCTTGCAAAAACAGTGTTATTTTCGTTGTTATGAGTAATTCCATAACTAATTCCAGAATTTGCATTTGGATTTATATTTAATACTTGTCCGCCAGTTCCATTGGTCAATCCAGTAATGACCAAAAATAATGAATTGTAAGTTGTTGGAATACTTGAAAGAGTAACAGTTACACCTGATGCGGTTGTGGTGCTAATTAAAGTCATACCACCGCTTGCAGGTGTAGCCCATTTTAATCCTGTGGCTGCTGTGCTATCAGCTGTAAGAACTGTATCATTTGCGCCAACGCCGAGGCGGGTATCGCTTGTGCTAAAAGTATAAAGATCACCCTTGGTAGTCAGAGGTGATGCTGCTCCCACCTGTATAAAATCATAAAATACTGAGGATGATGTGCTAACAAAATACAAAATACCTGCATCATTTTGTGGCAATATTAAACTGCCAGCTGTTGCCACTGTCGCAGATCCGGCAGTTATAGTTAAGTTACCGCTTCCTAGATTTTGTATAAATACTGTGTCACCGGCTGCAAACAATCCGGTATTTACTGTAATTGTAGTAGCACTTGTTGAGGTCATTGAAATTGTTGTACCAGCATCCGCGGCTACTAATGTGTATGAAGCTGTTTTAGCAGATGCAGCTCCGCCTAACATTGCGGTTTGTTGCAAAGATGTGAGTTGAGCGGCAGTCAAAACTTGTCCGACTGTAAATGTCTGTTTTGCCATGTATCTCCTAGTAGCTCAAACTGTCTTCATTAATTCTTCCATCCACCGCTGAGTCTAGCAAAAAACCTACGGCAAAGGGTTGAGCACATGAAAATGTTACAAGAAAAGAATTAGGTGTGATTTGATATTGTACACCGGCTATAACGCTATCACTGACCACATTGCCGGCAGGTAAGGTTTGTGTAACCTCAATAGGGTCAAAAATATCAAGCTCTAAAGCTGCCGTAGTCCTAGCAGGATCATCCTGAGCATAAGCATCTACAGTCAAAGAATTAAGCTGTATATCAACGCCCTGCTCTTTGCGTGAGGCAATAATCATTTGAGCTTGAGATAGAGCATCTTCCTCAGTCTGCATAAGTCCTGATCTGACCCTACTATGCTGAAAGTAATCATCAATGCTTGCAGTGTCACTAGCTGTTTGAGCTGTCAATCCAGCCGGCGTGACAGTTACTTTGTTAATCATTTGAAAGTCAGATATGTCAAACTCAACATTTTGATAAGTAATATCACCTGATCCATCAACATCTGAGAATTTTGTAAGGGCTGATCCAGAGTCAGTAATAATGTCTGTCCTTGACATGAACTTGACAAAGCCCCTTTGATCCACATACAAAGCCCCGGTTTCTGTTTGCTCAATTTCTTGTAGAGAGGCAAGTAAAGATCTTGAGTTGCCGCTATCGGCTTGTACTGTAGTAGTAGCTGTTGTAGATATATCCCTCATGCCGCTCGGCCAATCTCCAGAGTCAAGCAAACTTGTAACCCTTTGCGCTGTGGTCTGTCCGGCACTACCACCACTGACTGTAGTCAAGGTAGTAAGGTTTAGCAGCTGAAAACCATCTACACAATTAAGAGTTACATAGGCAGGGTCAAATCCGCTAGGACTCTTGTAATTCCACTCTTGTACATAAAAAGATCCTAGGCTGTAATCAACACTGTTAAAGCTTGCAGTCATGCGGATCTTACGCATAGGTTTGATTTTGCCATACAGAACTGAGGATGTATTAGCAGGATTAAATGTACCTGTCTGATCTACAAAGACTATCTTTGCACTGCCGCCTATAAATGAGTCAGAGGATCTATTGAAGGCACGCCTTATGTAGCACTGAGTTACAAAGGCTGTTATATCTACAACATCTGCGGCAGCCGTACCTAAAACGGCTGAGTCTAAAACTGTATTGACATCATCAAGTACAAGAGCCGGGTCAAAACTAGCTCCGTTGCTGAAATCTATCTCCGCCTTAAATACTGCCGCCGGCATTATCTACCTAGGTTTGCTAACTGTGTAACCGCGCCGGTGCGGTTTAAGTTATACAAAACATCTTGGATGACAGATTGTAATTGACCCTCAGAGATTACAGAGCCGGCGACATTGACTGTGACTCTTGTACCCATGCTACCCATGCGATCTAATGGAATTACAGCCTCAGCTCCAGCTTCACCAATCATTGCAATTGTTGGACTATTTACAACCCCACCATCTGCCATGCGCTCAAGTTTGCCATAAACATTTTTAGAAACAATATCTTGGACAGCTGATACTTGTTCAGGTGTGCGTTCAAACCCACCGCTAAAATTATATTGTGCAGGGGCTACAGTGCCACCGCTAAACAATGATGCTGTTGTAGGTATAGTAATCATTTTATATGCAGTAGCTAATTCTGCTACTAATGCTAACATTTTGCGGAGTTCATCATTTGCGGCAAACAATTGTTGTAAATAAAGCAAAACACCTGTTGTAGTCATCCCCCATTTTTTAGCTAACATCTCTACCTCTTCGGTAGAAATAACACCATCTTCAATAACCTTTAGCACATCTGCATATTTTTGCGCCTCATCAACCGCATCTTTTGTGCCATCTGCTAATTTTTGTAATATCTTTACGCGGATCTCATCCTCAGCATTTAACTTACGGCTTAGGGCAGCTTGAAGGTTGATCTTATCCATGTCAAACATAGACTCAAGCTCTGCCTTTTTCTTGTCTAGTGCAGCTTGAGCAGCCTTTTCTTTTGTAAGTTTTTTCTGTTTATCTAAAGCGGCAGCGGCAAACTTATCAAACTTAGCTTGTAGAGCGGCTAGTTTTGCGGCAGCGGCCTTTTGTTCCTCTGTTTGCTCAACAGTTTCTTTTGAGCTTTCGGCAATCTTTTTACCATCCGCAGCTAAACCTTGAAATCCCTCAATCCAGCCGCCCAATACCGGGATGGCTTTGGCAGAGCCAAAAAAGAATTTTAAGATAGGGTCATTTTGAATTGATTTACTTAAGCCACTAAAATTGTCTTGTATTTTTTTAACTTTGTCAGCCAAAGCAATTACAATGTAGCCGCCGTTTAATCCTAGTAATTCAAGCTTTGCACCAAAGACATCTGTTGCATCACTGCTACCAATAATGATTTCGGCAGCTGTAATAAATCCTTGACCTAAATTCTCTTGTGCCTCACCTGCACTAATTTTAAGGTCATCTAATTTTGAGCCAAAGGTTTCTGTAGCTCGCTTTGCAGCTCCGCCAAACTTAAGAGTCAAATAATCTGTTATCTCAGCCAAGCCCATTTCCTCAGCTGTTACTGCGTTGAAGCCAAGCCCTAATTGACCCAAAGCTCTAAATTGTCCTCTGTTAGCTTTACCTAAAGCATCTGTGACTGTTAATAAATCAACACCAGATCCTTTACTTGTGTCAATTGCAACGCTTAATAAATTTTGCGCTTTGCCTAAATTACCGGTTGAGATAATTAAACCATTCAAGGCAGGCGTTAATTCATCCTCAGTAATGTTTGTAGCAGTCTGTAGATCCGCAATTAAAGTTTTAACACTGCCTACAGAGCCAAGCTCATTGATTGAGCCAAGAGATTGCTCTATAGATTTGTCTAGTCTTTCCTGTTCAAGTGCAGCTCTTACAGATGATCTGGCAAGTCTGTCTAAAGCATAGGCAGAGGCAAGGCCAGCTGTAACTAAAGCCGCTTTTGTTGCAAACTTACTTGAGGCTATAAATTTATCAAAGCCTTTAAGTTCTTTAGTAGCTTTTTGCAAACCCTTTTTATCAAACTTGGTGAGAAAGTTAATTACAACATTTTGACTCAGTGCCATTAGTTACCTCTAAATTTACTGCCCAGATATTTGTTAATGGTGGCTTCAATACCAGCTAGAGCTTGTGCGCCTTTCTCAGCTGTAGCTTTATAGATTACTCTCTTGCCCTTACCATCTCCGGCAATTGCGCCATGAGCTTGTGACACTTTGCGGATAAATCCTTCACTTGCATTAGGGTTGCGACTTACGCGCCTTGTCTTGCCTCTACTCCTTGCAGTACCGCCGCCAGTCAATTCAAAAATAATTCCCGGCACTGATTTATTTACAAGGGCTAAAGCTGTTACAGAAAATTTAGTGCCTTTGACTCTTTGCACTTTTACTTTTGCACTTGTAATTTGTATTCCTGCAATAGCATCCGCTTGTGACCATTGCCATCTTGACTCATTTGTTTTGCCATAGGTGCGGCCTCTATGAACCTGATCAAAAGCCCATCCCCATGTAGGTGGATAGTAAGGCTTAGTATCTCTCCAGCCGGGAAACACCTCAGATGGTATAAAACTTTTAGCCAATTTTTCTACAGGCTTAATTTGTTTGCGCAATTCTTTCTTAAATATTTTTTGCGTGTCAGGATCAACCTCTTCCATTTTTTTCATGATTGCATCTAAATTTTCTACATAAACAGCCTTGAGGGATCTATCGGCCTTAAGCTCTGCCATTATCTCCGCCTGACTGTCCCTTTTGATTTTGCATCCTGCTCTTGCAATATTGCTTTGATTGCCATATAAACAGCCGGATCAACCTCTAATAAATCTTTAGGGCTAATACCTGTTCTAACCGACACAGCGGCAATCTCCCATATTTGACCATGTCGGTCTAGCCATTTTTTGCTTCATACAATAAATCAACATCTACAAATTGATTGATGTAATCATCACCAAAAGCTAGTTCGGTCTTGCCAGCCGCTTTTTCAAGAGCATGTGCAAACCACCAAAGATCTGACTCAAGCTGTAGTTCACCTAATCTCTTACGCCATCCTGTCTTAAACTCAGCCTCAAAGGCTACTTTGACAGATGGCGTAAGATCATAAGCAATCTTTTTGCCGTCTTTCTTTGTTATTTCAATCTTGTGCATGTCCCACCTTTTCTACTTAGCTTGTAGCTTTTGTTAAAGCTGTTACTGGAAAAGTTACACTTGCCAAGGCTGCGCTGTCGGTTGATCCTGCAATGGGTGTCCATTGTGTGATCAAACATGACATGCTGTAGCTTGGATTTGTAGCTGTTACTGTGCCGGTTACTGGAATCAATTTGATTGCCAGTTTAGACCCAATTGCATCTTCAAAAAGACTGTTCACTGAAGCTGCCGCAAAATCGTTGAAGATTTCCATGCTGAGTGATGATACTTCAATACCACCAATCATGTTTTGTACAGTATCGTTCATGGCAGTGATAGTTACTGCCTCTACTTCGCGGTTAAGACTTACAGTGCTGACAAATGAAGATATGGTTGATGTACCCACAATCACAGCTACTTTATTACCCATAAATATGGCCATATTTTTCCTTTCGCTAACCTATCAATTCCACTGAATACTGATAACTTAGGTAATCAATACTAGCGGATGTTATTGTGCCTGGTGATGCAGACACAACTCTTAAAGTTTGCACTGCACCGCTTAGTGTTTTATCAGCCTCAATAGCGGCTTTGATTGAGGTTGAACCGGATGAGCTGAGTAGCCCATCCAATCTTGATTGTGCATCTTTTTCGCTCATGCGCCCGACCATAACAATTATGTTGCAAGTTGCAGAGTCAAAGCCTCTATTAACTGTGTAGTCATAATTCATTGACAATTGACCAATTACTGCAAAAGCATTATTGGTAGGTACATTTGTAGAGTCAGGAACATAATCCATTACACGCAATCCTGTAATAGCTGTAAGAGCTGTTTTAAGATTTGTCCGTACTGTACTTGGCACCATTAGGCAATAGCAATCTTTTGATAAGCTCTAACCATTTGTGATACATCTCTGCCCACTGGTGACATGCGTATTACACCTAGATCACCTAGACCTAACACACCGCCCGGAGCATCTTTGCGCTTGTATAGATCAGCTGTAAGAATTAAACAAGCTACATTTATATCACTTGGTACAGATGGCCAGCCAAACCTAGCTGTGACTTGTACTCCAGGGCGTAAGCCGTTTTGTGTCAAGCCTGGGAATATTGGCCATGATTCAGTATTAGAAACCATAGTCAATTGTGTAAAGGGTCTGCCTAAAGCTGAGGCTGTAAGCGGATCCATAATAAAATCTGTGTTCAAAGTTAGTGTCTTTGTGTAAGTGCC